GAAAGGTATGTCGTCGTCGAAGTCGTCAACTTCTTCCGGCTCAGGCTCTTTAGCTTTCGGCGCTTCTTTAGCTGCCTTGGCCGCAGCACCCTTGGCAGGCGACACAGCACTGACCCAGTTCCCGCGCTTGCGTTCATCTTTCGGGATGACTTGCCCGTTATCGTCCTTGTCAAGCTCCCATACCTGAACCTTGATAGCCATGACCTTTCCAACCAAAGCACTCATCAAGTCCATATCTGAGGGCTCGCCCTGAACCTTGGTGAGCTTTCCGCCCGCGTTCGCATCCACTGCCGCAAGCATGCGCTTGGCCTTGTCTGCCTTTTCAGGTGCAGGGCTGAACACGCGCACCTTTTGGAAGATCACGCGCTTGGCGTAGTCGTCAGGCTTCATCACGCGCCATTTAAGGCTGATGAATCGGTCGCCCTGATACTCATCCCATTTCGCCTCTTCAATGGCTCCTATGCAGTTTGTGTTACCTGGGATCGGCTCAATATCACCGCCGCCCATCTCGAACGCGCCCGTTTTCTCTACTGATGATCCGTCGTTAAGATTCCAGAATGACATAATTAAACTTCCTCATTGGTTTCGGGTGCGGCCTTGCCGCCGTTATAGAACGGGATGAGTGCCAGCAATGGGTTCTCTCCTTTTTCAACGTCAATTTCTTCGGGTAAGCTGTAACGGTTTTTCGCGTCGATGTAACCGATCGTGCCGTCTGAGCTTGTGATTAAAACTCGCTCCCCGGTGTTGGTTACGCGCCCATATTTTGTGGTTTGGCCTTTCTTGTTTTCCTCATGGCCCATAACGAACTCCCGCGCCTTTAAATAAAACACGGCGTCACTTGAGCCAACGTAAATCTGTCGGGCCTTCTCTGGCATGTCGATACTATATGCGGTGTACTCGCCAGACTCAGGACGGTTCTTCATTTTCACAATGCCGGTATGGGCAAGGAAAATAACCGTGATACCTTTGCGGCGTAGGTGCTCACATGCCTGCCTGATTTTTGCGTGCATCCCGGCTGATACTAAAAATCCTTTGTGGAATCCGCCGGCAGCATCCCCAATATTTGTCGCGCCCTTGTCGTCAAACTCGACTACCTCTGTTTCAAATAAAGTGTTCATCGCCGTGGTGGTGTCGATCACAACCGTTTTGAATGGGTGCTCTGAGGTTACAAGCTCGCGCAACTGGTCAAGGATGATCTCGCTTGGCTTAACCTTGCGCTTTGCATTCGCCGGCTGAACCTCCGGGAAGAACGCGGGCTGATCTTTTTCGGGCCATGTCTCAAACACGGTTGATGCGTTCTCGGCTTGGATGAATATAGGGCTCGGGAACAGGGCGGCAAGGGTTGACTTGCCAACGCCAGGGAAGCCGACAATTGTGATTACCGGCGCTTGCGGTATGGCTTTTTGCACCTTCTCTAAATAGCTCATTCTGTTTCGCCTCATTGGGTGTTTGTCGTTATGACGGTTGCCACTATAAACAAAATAATATAGTCTAGTCAACACCGAATTAGTAAATAACTCACAAAGGTGATAAGCCATGCTCGACTTGAAAGAAATAGTGAAGAGACTGCAAGACCGAAACGCGACGATGGTTTCAGCAGCTACGGGTCTGCATTTGAATACCATTCTTGCCATAAAGCGCGGCAAGAATTCCAACCCAACAAGGGCGACAATGCTGGCTCTTTCAGCGTACTTGGAGCCTGCAAATGATCAATGAAATCCACGACTACATAGAGGCAGGTTTCCGGGTCTTCGGCATTCATGGCGCGCACCAAGGCGCGTGCGATTGCGGAAACCCGAAGTGTGAAGCGATCCTGAAACACCCGGTCATAAGCTCCTGGCAGAACGTGCCGGAATGGTCAGATGAGCAAATAGAAACCTTTGACCAGATGGGCCATTTCGATACCGGCTTTGGCGTCCTGTGTTCGGGCTTCCTTGTTATCGACGTGGACGCCAGGAACGGTGGCGTTGAATCCTTCAAGCGGTTATGCGAAGACGTGCCGGAGGCGTGCAAGTCTGCCTTTGTGGTTGATACCGGATCTGGGGGAGGAAGCCAGCATCATTATTTCTGGCTTTCTGAAAAGCTGTCCCTTGCCCAAAGCCATGAGAAGTACCCCGGAATTGATTTTAAATCTTCTGGCTATGTCATAGGCAGCGGTTCGCTACACGCCAGCGGTAGCGAATACGAAACAGCGCGGGGGTTTCCTCAAGACATAAACGAAGCGCCGTCCAACCTACTTTCACTACTAAAAAAACCTGATCGCTTCCGAGTGTCAACTGATGCCGGAGAAATCGACGTAGACGCCGCACAGGTTGCGCTCCTGTTAACCTACATATCGCCAAACTGTAACTATGAGGTTTGGGTAAAGATAGGTATGGCCGTTCACCACTGTCTGCAAGGTGCCGGGTTTGAACTTTGGGATGATTGGAGCGCAACAGGTGACGACTACCCCAGCACTGACCAACTTCAACGCCACTGGCACAGCTTCGGAAAGTCTGCCAACCCTGCCGGGTACGGAACGCTTCTACACTATGCCCGCGAAGGCGGCTACACCGAAGACGTTACATTCGAGTATGACGGCGAACCTTTGCCGCTGGATCTCGACACAACCGGGGTTGACCTAAAGCGCCCGCCCGGGTTTGTGGGTGAGCTTACGGCATGGATCAACAGCCAGTGCCTTTACCCTAGAGAAAATCTTTCAGTGGCCGCTTCATTGTGTGCCGTATCAGGCTTGGCAGGGATGAGGTTCATTGACGAGCTGGATGATATGAGCGCCAACATCATTACCTTTTGTGTAGCGGGCTCAGGAACCGGCAAGGAGGCAGTGCAGCAAGCGTACTTAAAGATCATGAGAGCGGCTGGCGTGCAAGCTGCCGTTCACGGTGGGTTTAAATCTGAGCAGGAGGTTATGCGAAACCTACTCAGGCACCAGGCCGCATTTTACAGCGTGGATGAGTTGGGGCTGGTTCTCCGTAAGCTGGAAAACGCAAGCAAGCGCGGGGGCGCTTCATACCTTGAGGGGATCGTAGGGCTGGTCATGTCGGTCTACTCAAAGGCAAACGGATACTTGCCCATCACTGGCGACTTGAAAGAAGAAATCCGCGAAGCCATGGGCAAGTCGCTATCTCAGGTTGATAAAAAACTGGACAACCTGGCAGCCGACAGCAGCACAGACATCGCTCGCGGCAAGCTGGAATCGTCGCAGGCCCATTACCGGCAAGCACTCGACAAGATAGACGACGGATTAGATAGCCCATTCTTGACAATTCTCGGGTACACCACCCCGATCACGTTTAACGACCTGATGGGATTCGAGCAGGCCACAAACGGATTTATGGCGAGGGCGATGATCTTTGACGACTTGGAAACAAACCCAAAGCGTAAAAAGAAATTCAAGAAAACGGGCATGAATGAAAGCATAGAGGCGGCAATAAGAAACCTTCACGCACCTGGCGTTTTCGATGTTCTTGACCCCGGCGGGCGTGTTGAGTTTGACGGAGAGAAAACGGTAGTACCGACAGAGCCGGAAGCCATTGATCTTTTAGAGCAGGTATACGAAAGGTTTCATCAGCTCGCAGACGAGCATAAAGGGGGCACAGGACTTGAAGCCATACCAAGGCGCGGCTATGAGTTGGCGTCCAAGGTGTCGCTTATACTGGCGCTGCCTGGCGGGGTCAGAACCGCTGAACATGTACGCTGGGGGTTTGCGCTTGCCATGAGAGACGTGGACAAGAAAGTGAAGCTCGCCTATTCGAGCGAGAGACCAGAAGAAACAGACGGGCTTGCGGCAAAGGTTCTTTCTCTGATTGATGCAGACCACGGCGAAACGCTCGGGGTTTTGTGCAACAGGCTAAGGGGAACGCCAAAAGCACAGGTGAGTGCACTGCTTGAAAAGATGGTGGGCAAGGGGATGCTCGAGGCAAGGAAGTCTGTTCATCCGTCCAACAAGAAAGAAATCACAAGATACTTTGCAAAGTAGTGACGCTGGTGTAGTGTTGTATAAGTGTTTGGTTTTAGGCGAGTTACGTTGTTTTTATCGCCTCTGGATAGTTGCTGAATAACACGTTTTACTATTCAGCAAACCGCACAACCAAGCGGTTTACAGAGCAGCCTAGTCAGAATAGCATCTTAGTAGAGAAAGACATTTAAACCTCCTTAATTGGGGGTTTTCTTGTTTATGTAATTGTGTATTCAGCTAAGTAGAACCTTACTAATACAAATATCAGATAAAAATATTAATAATAACAGTTCCTTACAATACGAATGATTATCACTACTGAATAGTAGATTGCTACTATTGTGCACTATCCTGCACTAAGCAGCACGCCCACCGAACCCTTATTCCAAAACGGTATAGGACAACAAGTGCCTGACCCTGTACATTGGAGCTACAACAACGAAGCGGAGAGATGAGATGAAAAACAGAGACCAGCCAGCCGCCCCTCAAGAATGGGAGGCACACGTTGAGCACACACCGTCAGGCTTCACAAAGCACGAGGCCGCATCCCTAAAGATCCTATGCAGCCTGATGACAGTACGGGGCAATCGTACAGACGAGCAACTGGTTGTACACGCCGCGCAGCTTACTGACCTTTGGCTGGATAAATTGGAGGTGACAGAGTGAGCATAAAAGAGCGGATTTTAAGATCAATCGAGCGTAAGCCCCTGTATTGCAGCGGAGTAGCTAAAGCCGTTGGGGTTGACGCCTGGGAGGCGCGGAAATGGCTGGTCAAGCTGGTTGAGGATGGCGATGTTATCCAGCTGTCGAACGGCGCTTACGAGCGGGCACATGGCGGTTATACGCCGGAACCGGATGGAGATAAGGCAGTATGACCGAATGGCGTAGTGACGGAAGGAAATTATACGCAAAACGAAACGGCGTCGAGAGGTCGTCAGATCTTCCGATATCAGGGCAATATACAGACGCCCGGATGTTTCTAAGATTACTCAGGCTTGAGATTCGGTTTCTTGATGTGCGACTAGATCTTGAAAGTTATAAGAACTAATTTTTAGGAACGCATCGGTATTTTACGTGTTATCCGCATATTGCTATAGTTAATACATAGAAAGGCAAAACCAAAACGGAGAACACCATGAACAGATACCACACCCACTCATCGCAGCTGTTCCGCTCTGAATGCAATCTTTTACCGAGTCACTCAATGCACTTGCTAGGCCGATTTAAAGTTCACAGCTACCTGCTCGGAACGTACAAGACAGCAGCTAAGCACGCACATCGCATCGCAGTCGCACTCGAACACATGGAGGCCATCAAATGAAAACAATAATCGTAGTGTTGGCGCTTTTGATGACCCTTTCAGCGCAGGCACAAGCAGAGACCAGCATCCATGCAGGTGCATTCAGCTATCACGTAGCCACCGGGTACAAGTACGACTACAACAGCAATCACAAGCTGCTAGCAGTAGAGCACAACGGCTTTCTTGTTGGCCGGTTCAGCAACTCATACGGCCGAACCACGGCAATAGCCGCTTATGGATTCAGTAAGCAGTGGGGCAACTGGCGCGGTGCTGTGTATGTCGGAGCTGTTCGCGGCTACCGTAGCTGTTTCGGAGATGAAGGGGGTAAGGCCGTGGTTTGTCC